GTTATCTTCAACGAACTCTTCGCCGTCCCCATGCGGATCGGCAAGTACCAGGCCGGTGCGTCGAAGGACGATATCGACACGCTGAAGAACGCCGTGTTCAACCTGGCCACGGACGCGGCGGCGGTGGTATCCGACTCGACCCTGATCGAATTCGTGGAGTCCCAGAAGTACGGCTCGGTGAACGCCTTCGAAAAGCTCGCGGCCTTCTGCGAGAAGAACATGTCGAAAGCCGTGCTCGGGCATACGGGATCGAGCGACTCGACTCCGGGTAAGCTCGGCGGCGAGGACCAGGCCAAGGACGTCCGCCAGGATCTCCTGGAGTCCGACGCCAAGGCCCTGGCCCGTACGATCAAGTTCCATTTGATCGCCCCCTGGGTCTACTACAACTTCGGGCCGGACACGGCGGTCCCGAAATTAGAGTTACGCCACGAAGTTGAGGAGGACCTGGAAAAGACCGCCAAGGTCTACGGCGTGCTCGTCAAGGACGCCGGGTTCCGGGGCATTCCCGAGAGCCACGTCTACGACCGGTTCGGCATTCCGAAACCGGAGGAAGGCGAGCCGACCCTGGGACCCCGGGAAGGCCCGCCGGCGGCGGAAGGAGATCAGGTGGCCCATTCGCGGACGACGCACGGAGACGCCCCATGTGCCCTCCACCCGGGAAACCGGCCCCCTTGTCCGGCCGGAGGCCGCGTAACACCCGTAACACGTGTTATAAACCGCGACCTGGAGTTTTTCGAGCCGAGAGGCGCGGACGCGGCCGCATGGTGGGCCGAACGAGGGATCGAGGCCGCCGACGGCTCGGAAATGGTCGCGACGATCCGCGAGCTGGTGGACGAGGCCGGGGATCTCACGGAGGTGCGGGACCGGCTCCTCGAACTCTACCCGGACCTGCCGACCGATTCCCTGGCCGAGGCAATGACCCGGGCCCTTGCCGGGGCCAGGCTCGCGGGCGGAGGAGAGGTCGAGTGATCGCGGAATCGGAATACAGCCGCCTGCCCTTCGAGGAGGCCGTGGGCTACCTCCGGCAAAAAACGAACCTCGGCAGCCGGCGGTGGACGGATATCTGGAAGGAGGAACACGCCCGTTCCTTCGTGGTGGCCGGGGCGATGAAAAGCGAACTGCTGTCCGATTTCCGATCGGCCGTGGATGCGGCCATTGCCGACGGGGAGACCATCGCGGATTTCCGCAAGCGCTTCGACGAGATCGTGGCCCGGCACGGCTGGTCCTATAAGGGCGGCCGGGGCTGGCGGACCCGGGTGATCTACGACACCAACGTGCGCATGGCCTACGCGGCGGGCCGGTGGCAGCAGATGACGGACCCCGGCGTCCTCAAGCTAAGGCCCTACCTCATGTACCGCCACGGCGATTCGGTGGTGCCCCGGCCCGAGCACCTGGCATGGGACGGGCTTGTGCTCCGGGCGGACGATCCCTGGTGGAACACCCACTACCCGCCCAACGGTTGGGGCTGTAAGTGCAAGGTGCTGTCGCTCAGCCGCCGGGACCTCGAGCGCATGGGCAAGGACGGGCCGGACACGGCGCCGGAACCGGTGCGCCGTTCATGGGTAAGTCGAGACGGTTCCCGCCGGGGCAATGTTCCGTTAGGCATTGATCCGGGATTCGATTATAACGTAGGCAAGGCCCGGGGTATGGGACCGGCCGAGATCGCCGCGAGCCGCGCCGAGATACCCGGCGAATGGGAGAAGCTTACGCCGGGGAACTGGAAAAGTAACCGCAGGCCGGAGCAAGTGCCACTCGATCTACCGAAAGCAGACCTGGCCCCCAAGGCGAAAACCGCCGCCGAAGTAGTGAGCGCGTTAAGCAGGATCCTGGGTGCGGAGGATGTGGTGCTCTGGTCCCCGCGCAACTCTGGAGGAGCGCAGCCCGTACATGTCAACGCCTGGGTACTTGGAAATCACATAGCTCCGACCCGCGCGCGATTCTTACCCCTGTTGCCGGAACTGATCGAGACCCCTTTCGAGGCCTGGGCAACATTTGAACGTCACACAGGGACGCAGGAGCTTGTGATTCGGCAACGCATCATCAAGGCGTTCCGGCTCAACGAGAGCAAAGAACAGGGGCTTCTTTTGGTAGCCAACATGGTAAACGGGGAGCTGGAGTCCTGGACCTTCATCCCCCCACGGAACATCAACTACTTACAGAAACAACGGGAAGGGAAACTGGTGTATGGGAGGGAGTAAGGGACCTCAAGCCCCGCGGAGACTTGGGCGGCAAGCGCCGGTATACGGATGCCGCGGCCCAGCCGACGCTCACTGTCTCATTATCCCCCCGGCGCGGGAGGAAGTCAAGTGCTGAAAATCGAGATCCACGACGCCCCGGCCCGGGCCCGCCTGGCGGAACTCGCCCGGCGGATCGAGCGGCCCCAGCCGCTTATGAAGGCCATCGGCGAGATGATCCTCACGTCCACCGACGAGCGGTTCCGCCGCGAGGTGGATCCCGAGGGCCGGCGCTGGAAGCCGCTCAGGCCCGGGACGGTCAAGCGCAAGCGCCGGCGGGGGAAGATTATGAAGGTTCTCCAGCAGGACCAGTACCTGCGAAACCGCATCAGCTACCGGACCCGGGGCCGGAGCGTGGTGATCTCCTCGGTCCTACCCTACGCCGCGATACACCAGTTCGGGGGCCGGGCGGGCCGGGGGCGCAAGGCGAAGATCCCCGCGAGGCCGTACCTCGGCGTGAGCCGGGAGGACTGGGCGGAGATCGAACGGATGACGGCGGAGTATCTGGAAGCGGAAGGGAACTGATCATGGGAACACAACAACTCGAAAAGAGCCTGCTCCTGTTTGTCGGGAAGGATATGGGGGGCACGGTGCCGACGGAGGTCCAGGTTATCCCCTTCGGGCTGACGAACACGAAGAAGGGTAGTTTTCTCCACGACGAGCAGTCCCAGGCGGCTGTCCTGGCAGAATTTGCAAACCGGGCCAACGACATAGTGATCGACTACGAGCACCAGACACTCACGGGCGGCGAGGCCCCGGCGGCGGGCTGGATCAAGAAGTTAATCAACAAGGGCAAGGAGGGGACCTGGGCCGTGGTGGAGTGGACCGAGCGGGCCCAAAACTACATTGCTAGCCGAGAGTACCGCTACCTGAGCCCCGTGTTTCTCGTGCGTAAATCCGACAGGCGTGTGGTGCTCCTCCAGAACGCCGCGCTGACCAACGACCCGAACATCGACGGCATGGTGCCGCTCGTAAACAAGGCCTCATCCATTAACCAACGAAAGGAGAACGACGACATGAAATGGTTAATCAAGCTCCTCGGCCTGCCCGAGGACGCAACGGAAGCGCAGATCAAAACAGCGGCCGAACAAGTGGTCAACAAGGCCAGGGCCGCGGACGACGCCACCGTACAGGTGGCCAACAAAGCCGTGCTCGAAGCACTGGGTATCGAAGGCTTGCCCAGCGAGTCTGAGATCCTTGGCACCATCGCGGCCATGAAGCAGGGCCAGGAGCAGGCGGGCACCCTGGCGACGAAAGTCGCCGAACTCGAAACCAAGATCAACAAACGCGACGCCGCGGACCTGGTGGCCCAGGCCATACAGGCGGGCAAGATCACCCCGGCCCAGAAAGATTGGGCCGAAAAGTACGCCGAGACGGACCCCGAGGGGTTCAAGGTATTCGTGTCGAAAGCGTCCGTGGTCGTCCAGACCGGCAACCTGGCCGGCGGCGCCAAACCCGGCGACGGCGGGAGCATCGACGAGATCCAGCAGCTTGTAAACAAGCAGATGGGGATCGACGAGGAAACGTTTAAGAAATTCAACCCGACCAAAGAGGACTGATCCTCCGCGGCCGGCGCAGAAATACAACGAATAAGGAGGACGAAAGAAGATGGCGGCTTTAACGGAAGATAGAAACACCCCGCACCGCAGTGCGGACATCGTGAGCCTGGGCGTGGCGGGCTCGACGAAGTGCTACGCCGGGGGGCTCGCCTGCCGGAACGCGAGCGGGTACGCCGTACCCGGTTTCACGTCCACCACGCTCAAGGCCCTGGGCCGGTTCGACGAGCAGGTGGACAACTCGGCCGGGGCCGACGGCGCGGTCGCGGTGAAGATCCGAAAGGGCGTGTTCCGGTTCGCTAACTCTTCGGCGGGCGACCTGATCACCGCTGCCGATATCGGTAACGACTGCTACGTGGTCGACGACGAGACTGTGGCGAAGACCGACGGCGCCAGCACCCGGTCGGTGGCCGGGAAGGTGTTCGACGTGGACGCCGACGGCGTCTGGGTCGATCTGCGGTAGCGGGCCCGGGACGGCAAAACAAACCGAAAGGAGACAAAACGATGAAAAAGGTTTTGATCAATTTCCTGCTCCTGGCCGCGGTACTCTTCGTGCCCGTGGCCGCGGTGGCGGGGCTGGTAATCGGCATTACGGTGAAGCAGGAACACGCGGCCCTGGCGGTCGTCCCCCTCGGGGGGATGATCATCAACCAGGCGTCGCTCGCGGCCATCTACAACTCGTTCAACACGCTTTTCAACCAGGCGTTCAGCAACGTAACGCCCCTGTGGAACCGGGTGGCCATGCGGGTGCCGTCCGTGGGGCGGCAGAACACGTACGCCTGGCTCGGCCATTTCCCGAGACTGAGGGAGTGGATCGGCGACCGGGTGATAAAGAGTCTGGCTGCCCATTCCTACACGATCGTCAACAAGCCGTTCGAGTCGACCGTGGAAGTCGACCGGGACGATGTGGACGACGATATGATTGGCCTGTATAACCCGATCGTGAGCGAAATGGGCCGGGCCACGGCGGTGCATCCCGACGAGCTGATCTTCGAACTCCTGGCCGCCGGCTTCAACACCCCCTGCTACGACGGACAGTACTTCTTCGATACGGACCACCCGGTCGGGAGCGGGACGGTGTCTAACTTCGGGGGCGGCGCGGGTTCGGCCTGGTACCTGCTCGATGTGTCCCGGGCGATCAAGCCCCTCATCTACCAGCCGCGGAAACCGCCCCAGTTCGTGAGTTTCCAGGACCCGAAGGACGAGTCCGTATTCATGCGGAAGAAGTTCATCTACGGCGTGGACCTCCGCGGCAACGCCGGGTTCGGCCTCTGGCAGATGGCCTACGCATCGAAGGACACACTGAACGCCACGAACTACGCGGCGGCACGGGTGGCCATGATGAGCCTCAAGGACGAGGAAGGCAAACCTCTCGGCATCAAGCCGGGGCTCCTGGTCGTACATCCGGGCAACGAAGAAGCGGCCCGCGAGATCCTCATGAACGAACGCGACGCCTCAGGTGCTACGAACAAGTGGCGCGGCACGGCCGAGCTTCTCATGGTGCCCTGGCTCACGTAAGCCTGGGCCGGAACTTGAGTAAGGAGGTATACGTATGCGACTGAGTGTTAAGGCCGTGCCGGAACGTGGTTTTTACCGGTGCGGAATGAAGTTCACCACGGAACCCCTGGAGGTGGACGTAGACGAAGCGACCGCCGAGCGACTGCGTGACGAACCCATGCTTGTTGTGGAGGAGGTAACCGGTGCGTCTCTGGCGGGCAACTCCGGCGGCTCGGGGGAGGACCTGAAGGCGGCCGTTCAGCAGGCAATCGCCGAACTGGATCCGGACAACCCGGACCATTGGCTCAAGGATGGTCGCCCGGATGTGAAGGCTATTGAGGAGATCATCAACGCGAAGATCTCCGCGGCCGAGCGGGATGTCATCTGGGAGGAGATGCAGCAGACCGAATGAAGCGAAATCCCGCCGGGGCGTGGCGGCCCCGGCGGGACGAGCAGCCGGAGATGGAGGACGTATCGTGATCGATCTCAGCATATACAGCGTTGAGCTGACGACGGACAGCGCGACGGATCTCGTGTTCACCGTGTACGACGGGGACGGTGTCGCCGTGGGCACGGAGACGGTGCCACGGGAGGAATTCAATATCCACGCCCCGGCGGCTGAGTTCCGGCGGATCGTCGAGACGGTCGTGCGCCGGGAACGACTTGCCGAGCTGATCGCCGGCCGCCACAATTACGCAAACGACAACGCCGTCGAGATTGCAACGTTGTCTGCCATGACCCGGCCCATACGTGATAGCTATTACCAGGTGAAAGCCGCCC